AATATAAAACAGTACAAGAGTGGGCAGCAATAGATGGTAACACCATAGCGGAGGCAGACTAATGGCACTAGTAATTAAAGGCAGTAGTTCAGGACAAGTAACGTTTGATGTACCAGCAGCAGCAGGTACTAATACGTTAACCATACCAGCAGTAACATCAAGTGTTAATGTTCTTGGTCCTGCATTTTCAGCTCATGGTCCTGCTCAAACTATTGGCAATGCTACTTGGACTAAACTTACATATGACACAGAAGAATTTGATACAGATGGTAAGTTTGCTAGTAATAAATTTACTCCTACAGTTGCAGGTTACTATCACATAACTGGAGCTTTATATTATGGAGCTACATCAGGTGCTAGTATATTAGTAATTTATAAAAATGGCGCTCAAGTTAAAAGAGGGTGTCAAGGTACAGGCGTAAATGGTTTTGGTCAATCAACAAATATAGCTGCTACTATTTATTTAGACTCTGATGATTATATAGAATTATATACTTATCAAAATAGTGGAGGAAATTCTAATACTTCAGGCGGTCAAGATTTAAAATATTTTCAAGCTATTTATATAAGGAGTTAGCATGGCAACATTAGTAGAAAAAATTAAAACATTAAAGTCAGGTGTAACAGACATAGATTTTGTTACAAATATAATTGTACAAAATGATGGCGGTGAAGATTACATTGCTGTATGGAATCACCCTACTGAAACACAACCAACAGCAGAAGAGTTGGAAGATTAATGTATGCGCAGCCTAGCGTTCATAGTAATCCTTGCTATAGTTTTAGCTTACATCAACGAATGTAATGCTGCTGATTCAAACATCCGTTACAAAGATATGCCCGTAACTCCACCATCCGTACCATCAATGGGTACATCAGGTGCATACTCTGACATATGTGTAGTCGTAAGAGCAGGTGGTATATCAGGTGGATTCTTTGGTATCTCTGCTGGTGTGCATGTTGAAGATAAGAACTGTCAAAGAATAAAACTATCACGAGCGTTAGCACAATTAGGTATGAAGATAAGTGCGACTGCTATGTTGTGTCAAGATCCCAGAGTTTTTGAATCCATGATAGCGGCTGGTAGCCCTTGCCCTGTCAATGGTAAGATAGGTGATGAAGCTATACAAGAATATCGTAAGCGTGGAATATTAGATGAGGACAACAATGTTATTCAAAACCATATGGTTACTCCTGTTAAGTTTGATGCTGACCAGTCTGTCGGCAGACGAAACTACTACGGACAACCTATTAACTAACAATACATTTGACGAGAATACAAATGGGTGGACTCTTTCAGATACTGATGTTAAGCGTGATGCTAATTCTTATAGTGATGCAGGCAACAGCCCAACTATAAGATTCAATGGACAAACTTCTACCATATCACAAATGGTTGACCTAACTGGTATTGAACAAGGTAAAGAAATTAAATCGTATACCCTGAAATACAATGGCTATGGTTGTGGTAATACTGCAACTGGTTGGTGTACTGCTGGTGGTGATGACACGATAGTAACTAACATTACGTTTACCGATGGCACAACCACCGAGATATCCAGTCATACTGTTGCTGTACCTTATGAAGATGCCTGGACTCATCATACTTTTACCAAGTCTATCAACGATACCTTTATAACAGGTGAGGTAGCTATTAACTTTGAGCTATCAGGTGTAGACACAGGTAACTCAAGCTCATGGCTAGGTCCGATCACCGATAACTATGAGCTGATGGTAACGTACCAAGACTACGTAGCACCTGTTGTTGAACCTGTTGTTGTTGAGCCTGTTGTTGTTATTGAACCTGTAGCAATCATTGAAGAAATTGCAGTCATAGAAGAAACTATGATTGGTGGGCTTGAGCTATCAACTGAAGTTACCTTAGATTTAATTCAAGAGATACGTGTTGAGATACCACAGATGGAGATGATAGATATACCAGACATCCAGCCGATTGATACCATAGAGATTGAGATGCCAGAGATGAACATGGATATGCCTAAGACCGTAGAGAATATTGACATGAGTATGGTTGACATGCCACCAGCAATCCAAGAGATCAGAATGGAAATGCCTGTTGACATGCCAGACATAATTGAGGTAGAACCTATACAGGAGATACAAGAAATCCAGGTGCAGGATACACCACAACCACAACCAGAGATGGTGGAGACCATAGATGAAAGACAAGAAGCAGGGCAAGAAAATACAGAACAAGCATCCCAAGAAGTTGAGTCCAGCACAGAGGGAGAAGCTGCACCAGGATCTAGCGCAAGCGCTGAGGGATCAAGTGAAGGCGGAAGCGACCTACGAGAAACCGAAGGAGGAGAAGAGGGGGAGGGGAAGACCGAAGAAAGTACAGCCGATGCCGACCAAGGAGATGAGCCGAAAGAAACAACAGCAGTTGCAGAAACTAAAGAGACCACCACAACAAGCACAAGTAAAACAAAAACTAAACCTAAGCCCAAAACAAAAGGTGATGTTCAAACTGATAGACCTACAAGTACAGCTAAGAAAAATACTAGCAGGCCTAAAGCTACGCTTGAAGTCAGTACTGCAAAGCCTCAAACTATAGAGCAACTACCATTACCGATTGCTTATTTGCAAATCATTACTGATTCTATTAGCATGGTAGACACAATTAGTTTAAGACAGGAGCAGATATATGGAGGGGAGCAAGAGTATAACCTTAACACCAGCAGTATTACTATCGTTGGTCTTGACAATAATTCCAGCAGCAGGTGGAGTAATCTACAAAATGAGCGCAAACGATTCAAAGCTCCAAAATATGTCAGGACAAATAACTAAGAATAGTAACAGGCTAGGTAAGATTAAGAAGGCGGATACCTCAGTCCTGTTAGACAGGATTGCTAAGCTAGAGGGTATAGTAGAAACGCAGTCAACACAACTGCAAGAAATGAAAGCTGACATCTCAGAAGTTTATGATGAGATATCAGAAGTAGAAGAGAGCATGACATCTTGGAGTGAGAAAGAATTTGAGAAGTTATACAATGTATTAAATGATAATCCACTAGGGAGATAGCATGGGTATACCAATGGAACTACTGTCAATGGGTGCATCAACTGTACTGGGTGGTATCTTAGGTATCATGGCACAGAACAGTAAAGACAAAGCCGAGCAACAAAAGATGTTGATGGCAAGAGCAGACTTCCAATCCAAACAATTTGACAAGGCACGTAACGTTACCGATACATTTACCAAGCATACCAGAAGATACATTGCTTTGATGTGTGTGATGGCAATCATTGTGCTGCCTAAGCTTGCACCTTTCATTGATCCTAGTTTAAATATCTACGTGGGTTATACTGAAGTAGTATCGAAAGGCTTCTGGATATTCAGTAGCAGTACGGACATGACACTATGGAAACCTTTGGATGGTCTGGTCATTACACCACTAGACACACACGTAGTATCTAGTATCATAGGGTTATACTTTGGCGGGAGTTTAGTTAGACGATGACCTTAAAGAAACATCAGAACCCGAAGGGTGGCTTGAACGCAGCAGGCAGGAAACACTTTGGGGTGAAAGCACCAATAAAAACAGGCACCAATCCAAGACGTGTATCTTTTGCAGCACGTATGGCTGGGAATGATGGTCCGTTAAAAAATAAGAAAGGAGAACCTACAAGATTAGCGTTATCATTTAAAGCATGGGGTTTTAGAAACAGACAATCTGCACGTAACTTTGCCAACAAACACAAGAAGAGCTAATGAAAGAACTGACTAAAACACAACAAGCAACATTAAAGAAACATAAGAAGCATCATTCAGCTAAGCACATGAATCTGATGGTGGCTGAGATGATGCGTGGTAAATCATTCAGCGCTGCTCATAAGATAGCGCAAAAGAAAACAGGCAAGTAATTAAGGGGAGAGTAAAAATGGATAAGAATGAGCTTGGTCAAGAACTATTAAAATTTATAGAAAATAATATGGATCATATTTTATATGATGATTTAGAAACTTTGAATGAGGTTTGGACAAGAATACATAACTGCATACCAGAGGATTAAATGTACGGTAATGAAACCACAATCAGCGAAAGCAAAAGGTAGAATACTACAGCAATGGGTACGAGATAAACTCATTACTATTCTAGCAGTACACCCAGAAGACATAGAGTCCAGGAGTATGGGTGCAGGTGGTGAGGATCTCATCATGGCTCGTGCTGCCAGACAGAAGTTTCCTTACTCTATCGAGTGTAAGAATGTACAGAAGCTCAACGTGTGGGAAGCCTACGAACAAGCTAAGGCTAACTGCGGTGACTACGAGCCTATTGTTATTATGAAAAAGAATAACAAGAAACCCTTAGTCGTAATCGATGCAGAATTTTTTATTGATAAATGCCGAGTTAATTCCAATCATCCTGAAGACGTTTGATTGATACCGTCTTAGCTCTGATCTTTCTAGCAGGTTTCGCTTCAACATACTTAGCAGGTTGTGCTTTGTAGTTACGAATACCCCTAGTAAATCTAACCACTCCTCCAGAATGATTGATGATGCCTACCTCAGCATCACCTAACGCTGCAATCATTTTCATTTGTGATTGCTCCTTTGCTTCTGCCAGTTCTGCCATTTGTTGCACGATGTCATCGTAGTTATCAACCTCATCTAATAATTTCTCATCCAAATCTATTTGATCTTGTTTGATATCTGGGTGCTTACTAGCCATAGTTTCTACATCATGCGGCTCGTACTCAGTACCATCTTCGATGTGTTGGTACAAGGTCAAAGCTTTTTCCTTGATGGTGTCCTGAATTTTTTTGTCAGCTTTTACCACAAAGACACGCATGTCATTGCCGTTGAACAAACAACCAATGATACCAAACTTAGCTTCGGCTATCAGCATCTGTAGTTGTAGCTGTAAGTAACCACGCCCATAGTCTTGAGTCATA